CATTAATATCATCCATAATTGCATAGATCATAGGATATGCCCAACCTTGCCAATCATCTTTCTTGTAATGATAAACAATAGTTTTGTCGGGATCCAAAGGATATGGTTTTTTATTTTTAGCTGCTAAGATGATGGCTTCCGGTAATTTTGCAATTATTTTTCTTTCTTGGTCATTTTTAGGAGCATTAATTAGTTTGCGTAAAGATGGAGGAATAACTAGCTCATATGTTTTGCTATTAACAAATGAAGACAACGCTCCCGCACTAACTTCTACGCATGTAGGATCTATAAATGTATATTTCCAAGGTATTTCTCTTTTCTCAAGCCTTACATCATCTAACTCATTAACTTGTATATCAGCATCAGCATTAGCCTTATACATTTTATCTATAACTTTAAGACTTAGTTTAGCTGTTTGCTTATGAAGAATAACATTGCCAGTTTTGTATAGATTGTTTAAAAATCTTTCGCTGCGATCTTTGCCATTGATTTTTTTAAACCATCTTCTATAAAATCTTTCAATTCTTTTGTTTCTATGAGTTAATCTAATTCCCTGAACAGCAAAATCACCCATCAAATCTATAACATTTTTGACTAAACCAACACGATTATAAACTCTGTCTGCTTGCCTAATGATTGCTTTGATTTCTTTAGCTACTGCTTCGTGCGGTCTGAAATAATCATAATCTGATCTGGTAAGTCCTGGACGACCAGAAGTATTACTATCAATATTGCTAAAATCAGCCCTATATCTGTCGTAACCTATTGTTCGTTGTATAGTAGTAAACTCATCTAAAGATTCAGATGCTGACTTTAGTGCTTCTTTTTTAGAAGATAAATCATCCGCCCATGTAACATATGCTTCTTCAGGGATAATTTGAGCTTCTGGAATTGGAGAGTTTTCTGGTTTTTTGGTCATAATTTTTACTTAATAGGATTACAATGTAATTACAATTGATATAAATATATTATACACTTATCTATAAACGCCAAGGTAAATTTCATCATTACCTCCTTCGGCAGTAAACCAATCTGGTCCTTTATACATTGCTCCATTATACTTGACTATCTCAGCAGAATTTCCTCCTACCACATCATATTCTATTGGCTTCAAAGTTCTAGTTAATTGTCTTGCTATCATATTTGCAATTAATAGAGAACTATATCGGTCTTTTCTTAATCTGCCCTTTTTGCCATTAGGTAGCTTAACTTCTGGAGTATCCCATCTATCTCGTGCATTTGGTCCGGTACTAGTTTGAGTCATGACAATAGTGGTCAATTCGTTTTTTAGTTCTTCTATTTCTAAAATACATTCACTTAAGCTGTCGTACAAATTATCTAAATTAGTATTTAATATATCCTTACCTTCTGCGTCCAGCGCCATGCCTAAAGTTAAGTTATCAAATCTTGGAAATAACAATACTTTATCTTCTAAATCTTTTCTTAATCCGTGGTTTGCTTGTGCTGTCCAATCTGCCTTTGCAAATTGTATTAGATGAATAATATGTAATCCAGACTGAGTATCAGTATCTTTTGGTTTATCATAATCTATTGCTGGCCAAATTGGAACTTCTCCTTCTTCTAGTTTAGAGGGATCATGTAACGCTTCTTCTACTGCAACACCACCACCCTGAGCATCAATTCCTATATATTGACATGGAAAAAGTTTCATCAAGTTTCTAATTTTTCTGGCACAGAACCCATAAAAATCATGCTCCTTAACTAATCCTGTTTTTTGTCTTTCTTTAAAATTGTTACGATTAGTTGTCCAACAATATACAATTCTATTGTGGGTAGGATGTAGTTCTAAAACTGTGATACTAAAATTGTCTTGTTCAGAAGCAGGGTCAATACCATAAACATATTGGAGATTAGGATCTCCTTTGGTTTTAGGATCAAAAATGATAGGCTTGTTATTGGTATCTAAAATAGGTTTTTCTTCACTAACAACACAACTTTCAATCAAGCTTCTTTTAAAGAATCCATCGCTATCTGCTGTAAAACAAGCAGCATATTCCATATTATATATACCAGTATGTATGGTGGCTTTTGCTCTACTAACTTGTTTGTCATCCATGAATCCTTTTGGAATCAACTCATAAGGCATACGTATAATGCTATAATCTTTCCAGTTAAAATTATCTGGCACTTCGCCTTTGAATATTTCTTCTAATTTATTTTTATCTCCTTTACTCTCAATAATTGCCTTATATCTTCTCCAATACTTAGCAAAATGTTTAAAAGCATAATCAGCAGTTCCGCTGATAATAGCTTGGTTTCCCATTTTTACATTTAATTTTTCTACTTCTTCATTCCAAATACCTTCTTTTTTCATGGCCGCTTTTTTAGCTTCTTCTTTTACATTTTGTATTGGACTGGCTGATACTGCCGCGAAGCCCGAAACTACTGTTTCATATATGTCTGGAGATATAGAAGCAAATTCGTCAGCAATAATAATATGTGCTCTTAAACCTCTAATCTTACTGCCGTCGCCCATAGGAATAGCAACAGCCCAACTTTCTCCCAGTCTCATTGTGCATCTATCAACGTCTCTTCTTGGACCATCATCATTTCCTGTAAAAATACTACGCAATATAGGACTGTTTCTCCATATAGTTTCCATATATTCGAATATAATTTTACTTTGTCGGAAAGCAGCGCCTACTATAACAATCTTAGTTCCTGGTTTAAGAATCATTCTTAAAATACAATACAATGCCATTATAAAACTTTTACCAAAACCACGACTAGCAATAAACATAGGAAAAGGCCTAATCCAAAATTCATTTAATATAGCTATCTGTATAGGATGTAGTTCTATATTAAACAATAATTGGCAAGTGGAACCAAAGTAATGAGGATTTTTGATTAATCTCATTAAATGAGCATCTGGATTTTCTATGTCTTCCTTTGATCTATTGATCATAGGATTTTTATTTATATTTAATAATGACAGATCACCCAGACCTAACCAGGCATCTTCAAATACTGTCTTTTGGTCGCTTTTCAATTTCATAAATTTTATTCATTAAAGACAAAGAAATTCGTTCCGCATTAGAGGCGCCACCACAATATACTATATTGATGTTATTCAACAATTGAAACTCTAATAGATTTTTCATAATAAAGTTAGGAGAAATTTTAATTTTATTCCACATTCTTCTAGGAATTTCAGATCCAACAGGATAGTTAAAAATATCATCTAGATCAAATTCTAAAAGCATAAAAGAATATTTATATTTGCTCATTCTTTCTATAACATCTTTAAATCTTTTTTCGGTAATATTATTTGCTATTTCACTAACGCTTTTCTTTCTTTCTATGCATAAAACATCTTCTAGTCCTTCTATGCTGTAATCACCAGTATCTAGTTTATGTACTGCTGTTGTTTGATGAGCAAATTCCCAAGGTTGTTGTTCTCGTGAATCTATAATAATAGTAAAATTATAAGCCATAGTGTTTAGATATTAATTTATATAATATCCCCTCGTATAATTCTTCTTGATCTTTTATTAAATTGTGATGCTGTCTGCATAGTGTGATACCATTCCTTACATTAAATCTTAATCCTGGAAATTGACTCCATTTTTTAATATGGTGCGCATTTAATCGCTTTCTAGTAGTACACCCCGGCCATTGACAAGTATGATTGTCTCTGGTATAAACATCTTTTCTCCATTTAACATAAAGTGGGTCTTTGTAGTTTCTACGCATGATTCATGTCCGAATATACCATATCTGCCACTAGTTCTTGAAAGGATACTTCTGGTTGCCATCCTAATTTTTCTTTAGCTTTGTTAGAATTTCCTTTTAAATAATCAACCTCGCATGGTCTATAAAGATCAGGATCTATTTCTACTTTTTGTGAAATCGAAAGTCCCACAATACCAAAAGCATGCTCTAGGAACTCTTGAACACTATGAGTCTCTCCAGTTGCAATTACAAAATCATCAGCCTTGTCGTGCTGTAGCATTAACCACATCGCCTTTACATAATCAGCAGCATGACCCCAGTCTCTATAAGCTGATGTGTTTCCTAGTTTGAGCTTTGTATCACTAGGATTACGCATTTGCTGTCCAATATATTTAGTTATTTTTCGCGTAACAAAGTTTTCTCCTCGTCGCGGACTTTCATGATTAAATAAAATACCGCAAGATCCAAACATATTATAGCTATCTCTATAAATTCGCACCAAATGATGAGCTGCTAGTTTTGCAACACCATACGGACTCTGAGGTTTAAATTCTGTATTTTCATCTTGGTATTTATCTCCATCAGATGATTGAGTATAATTAAATCCAAACATTTCGCTGGTACTAGCCTGATAAAATTTGGTCTCTTTACTGTTATTCTTGACAGCCTCTAATAAATTTAAAACCCCCGTACAATTCACATCA